GGTAGTGCCGTATGTATACTGATTTAAGTTATTTGAACCACCTGAACGATTAGTTATACCTGTTACGTTTCGATCAAGAGCCTTACGAAGAGCAAGTCGAATACGCTGACCACGCTCTTTACCAAACTCATCTTTTACTACGATAGGGGAATCTGCCTTACGCTCGTAAGGATCTTCTCCGCCATCTTCCTTCTTCATCAATCCTGCTTTGTTGAAAAACAACTCCCCTTGAGTCTGAACATGCATTTTAGATGAAAATAAAATGTTCACTAAGGGGTCAGCTAAACCTGCGGTGCTACCTGCACCTGTTACAAATGCCATTCTTTTACCTTCCTAACGAATTAACCTACGCACCTTCATATAACGCACGTAGCATTGTGTTTCGCTCGTCTGGTTTCATATTACTAACTGCCCTTTGAACTGCATCTCCCTCAAGAGACCTGAGCCAGTTAATCTTATCCCCAATCGGAGCGTTATTGCTTGGCCTTGATGTGGCCGTACGATTCGTTGGAGCCGTTCCCTGTTGTCCCCGTTGTCTACCAGTAAGCCCTTCTTTTCGGGCCTCATTGGTTTCTGAAGCCATTAACCGTGTTCTAAGAGATGGGACTCCCCATATTGCTTCCTCTACAGCAGTATCGTTGTAGCGAAAAGCTCCTGAAGAATCTTCAGCCCCGTATTCGGGGCCCCACTTCTGTCCTACACGTTTTACAACTTCATTGAGTTCTGGTTCCGAAACATCTCCAACGTGATTCGCAACATAGTCGCGTACCATGCGTAGGTTATCCTGCACAATGCGATCTTTTTGCGATTGACTGGCAATTTGACTTTGAGTCTCAGCCTTCAGGCTTTCTGTCTGCTGAGACAGTTCAGTCTTTAAATTATCGCCATATTCTTTCAATAAATTTGCGATTCCACGCTTGTAGCCTTTTTCGTCTTCAATAGGGTCAGGGATATTTTCCATAGCACTATCTAAGTCGAAAGTAGTCTGCACAGCGTCAACGGCTCCTTTATTGTTAGGTGCAATCTGATCAACGACCTTGTTGAGCAAATCGTTTACTTCTTTTTTTTGCTCTGAAATCTCTTGATCTCGTTGCGTTTGCGACTTCTGCCAGTCTTTCTTGTTCTTATGGTCAGCTATCGCTTGACGGACATCAATCTCTTCTCCGTCTATCTGAACTTTATCAGGAATATGTTGGTCTGTAGAGTTCGCATCTTGCGATTGCTCCTGTGACTCATCTTCTTGAAATACCTCAGACATCTTACTCCTCCTTATTTAGACTTGATTAAGATATTCTCAACCAACTTACCCGTTAGGGGGTGACAAGAAGTATCCATCTCAGTAGTCTGGTTATGCAGTAACTTCACTGCTTGGTTTATATCTTGGTTTAAGTTCTTCATAGTAATTATCTTTATTTGCATCTCTCACTATAAATTCTGCCGCATCTAATTCAAAATGGTAAGGATCTACAATCCTTCCAAACCAATCTTTTGTCCCACAATGTGGGCAAGGAAAATGTGGTAAGCACATTCCTACCTTTCTTTTTTTGTCAGCCCATCCAGTTAATCCACACTTCCAACAGGTACGGATCGTAGACCACGGGCCGATAATGGCTACCTCGCTATCTCTGTATTTAATCCATGCATACCCTGCTGGTACTTTATCTTTCCACTGACGAGTCCAGTTTAAAGATATATCCCATCGCTTTCCATCGTCTCCGCCAAATTGAGCTTCTACTATCCCCCTATCTCTACTGCTTTCAGACTCTTTATCTGAAAGTGTAGGGTCAAGGGTCAGGTCATAGGGTAATGTTTGCACTACAACCTGTATAGCCCTTTTAAAGGTAATATCTGCCTCTGGAAGCTCTTCTTCATACATGTCTTCCAGATCAGCATCTACTGCCAATACCTTATCGCTTAAATCACTCATTCCCTCCTCTTTCTTCTACGAGCCGTTATCATGTACTTCTGGAAGTCTCTATCGACCTCTGCCATAACTGTAACTTCTTGCCTTGACTTTGGCCTTTACTTTTGTTTTAGCCTTGTTTTTTGGGGCAGAAGCTACAGACTTATACCCACTTGTTTTTGTCTTCATCCCCGAAACGGGTTTCTTTTTTTTCATTCTGGTCATTGCTCCGTAGCCTGCCATTCAATTTCTCCTATATCGGTTGTTGAGGTGGAACTGGAGGACCTTCTGGAGGAAGCCCCTGTGGCGGTATGCCTTGCTCTGGTGGACCTTGAGGTGGAACACCTTCAGGTGGTGGACCTTGAGGCGGAGCCCCTTCAGGCGGTGCCCCCTGTTGAGGTTGCTGACCTTGTTGAGGCTGTTGAGATGCTTGCACTTGCATTTGTAATTGTTGCATTACGGTCTGTATTAATTCTTGAGGGTCCATACCTATCTGCTTTGCGGCTTCTTCAAACTGCCCCATTAACTGCTGACCCATATCTCCCTGTTCCATTGCCTGCAACAACATCTCTTTATTCGGAGCATCCATCAGTTCAAGTGCCCATGAAGCGGAGGCAGGTCCTACTGCCTGCAAGATCATCTGAGCAAATTCCATACGTTCCTGTCTTGAGCGGTCTCTCTCTGTATCCAACTCAAGCCTTACACGTTTCAAGTCAAAACGATTAACTGTGTCAGCGTTAAGCACCATCGTATCGGCTTCTTCTCCGTCTGGAGTCACCAAAGTTAAAGGTTGCCCTGTTTCGGGGCTTATCATAGGCACTCCCGTTTGTTCGTCAACGGCAGGCTGTAATCCATACTCAGCGGCTATTTCAGCCATACTATTACCCACGAACAGGGTTTTATCTTCTTTGTTTTCCTGATCCGTTATCTCCATGACTCGACTGCCTCGCATAAACTGTAAAATGTTTCTCATACGAAGCATAGTTGCTCTTTTTAGTCCACTTTCCAAGTGTCTACGTGGCATTGTGGTGAGTAGGTCTGTTGCAGATTGCAAAGATTGAATACCAATTCCAGACGTTGCATAAGGCATACTCCCTCTCTGCACATCATAAACGCCACTAACTTTGTCTTTAATTGAAGATAAAAGCTGATAACCAGACTGAAAAAGGTCAGACCCTGTAGCACGGCCTCCCTCAACCCGAGGACCTGAAAAGCTTGGGAAAGGTCGGAATATCTGCATTGGATAGCGTCCAATATTCTTTAACTTTTCTTCATCTTCTCGGGGCAGACTGCCTTTTTCGGATACTACATAGTTTGAACCTGCAATCATCATCTGCTCTAACCAACGTGCTAATGTTCGATTGATCAGGTCTTGCATCCCTACAAGATAGTCGATCTCGCCTTTCGCATGAGATCGGTCACGTAATCTAACGTAACTGAAAAAAGCAAACGGATATTGGTTATGCCCACCGTTCGTCTGGCAGTAGACACTATTTTCCCTACTAACTGTTGTATCATTTACAACCACTGTCTCCATTAACTCTGCTATTCTTACCCTCACCTTAGTAAGCTCTGCTTGCCTTTCGGGTGGAAGAGTGTCAAAGTCTTCTTGTGTTATATTGCGATCTTCTCCAGTTTCATAGTCTGTAATCGTTGCATTCTCCCCATCGTCACGCTGATAGCGAACTTCAAACTTATAAATTTTTTCATACATCGTTTTTACATACGCCATCTCATCAGGACTTGAAATGCTTTGCCCCATCGTGCCTGCCTGAGACCCACCGCCTGCCCTTCTTCCGTATTCTTTGAAGCGAGAATCCTCAGAAGTGTCAAGAAAGAAGTCAGGGTAATCAGACTCTACATGGTCAAGTCCGTAAACTTCTTTTATGTAGTCAACTTTTCGGGGCTCAAAATGTATTATCCAATCAGCATCCTCTCGTTGCCAAGACCGAGCCGCAGGGTCCCAGACTACATAGCGAGGGTCTACCCAACGTGCTTCGGGAAGTCCCATACCATCTTCTAAGTCTTGATTCCACCCCTCAAACAACACTCCTTCGCCTGTAAAAAAGAAATCTTGTATTACATCTTCAAGGTCGTTATGGTAGTTCTCTTCAGCGTCTCTTGTATATTGCAGTAAGTCTACCATCATCTTTGCATACTGATGGTCTTTCCCAAAACGCCCTACAGGATTAATGACAGGAGCCGCTTCTAAAACACGGTTCACCATCTGATCCATGTCACGCCTGATTACATTCGCAACTATAGGCATAACACGAAAACGCTCGTTTTCGCTCATGTTTTGGAATTGTCTACTGGCGTAATACGACCAAGCTCTACGTGCTTCCGTAGCCCATTCCCCTGCCTCGGCTACCCCGTCCTTTAGTCGCTCGTTACAATTAACGGCATGATCGTCTTTTGTTTTTGCCATTTTTATTTTGTGCCCGTTTTCCTTTTCAACTCTTCAAGTATGTTTAACAACTCTGCTATCATCTTAAATGCCCCTGCCCTCGGGAATGCGGCATCACCCCCGAGGACACAAAAAAAGCCACGGTTGAGGCGATGCCGTGGCCCAAAACTACCTACATGCGATGCTAAGGAGGGATAGCACCGCAATAGATTCTTAAATAATATATTCAACTCTGTCAACCCCCTAATTAAAAATAGAGCTTTCAATAGCCTTCTTTTCTTCGTCACTTAACCCTGTATCTATCCCTGCCTGCCACAACCTAACCGAGTCCTCTGCGGCTAATTCAGCTTTTATTTCTTCCGCATCATCAGCGTCAAGCATTTCTTCATAACCGTCACTCTCCTCTATATCTCTCACCATGAACGTGTAGTCCCAAACCTGCATTGCCGCACAAATTAAGGCTACCGCCCTTACAGGGTGTGCAAGATGAGAGTTTTGAAAAAGCTTGCAATGATCGTTTATCTGTAATTCGTTTCTTGCCAGTAAGGTTTCTACCAACTGCTTACCGTATTCCTCGTCATCTCCCATTGGAGGGGTGTCCATCAGGGCAAGGGTAAGGTCGTTTGATGTGTATGTAGGGAACCAAGACTTATAATCCACGGGGTCAATATTGCTGTCATACACACATAATCCCTCTGTAGATCTAAGGAATTGCATAAAGGGAGGTTGATTTGGAATGGTTATCCCCATGTCAACCTGATATAAATCTTTTAAACTAACGGAGGCAATTCTCAGGTCATGCATTGTGGGGTTTGTTACTTTGGCAATATCCACACCGTCTATCTCTGTGTAGAATAAATCTTTATACCTGCTAACTACATCTTTATCCCAATCTTCAGGATCTAACGCCTGAGCCTCATCTAAGACGATTTTAGGTCTGGGCTTTTGCCGTGGATCATTATCGTAAACCTCTCCCACTACGCAGGCATACCCTGCTTCATTTCCCTTTGGAGGAATGATCCCCATCCACACACGGGTGTATATATTCCAACCATTACCCTCATCTATCTCTACTAATCCATGATCTTTTCTTTTTCTTACTTTAACTGAAGTGTTCATTAAATCCCCCCTGCCAAAATTCATAAAGCGGTGTAGGCGTTTCTGCTTCGCTAAGATAGTATGTCGCACCGTTATTTAACTCTACAACGGGGCCTCCATTTCTCTTCCCTGACATCGGCTTTATATCGACAATTTGTTGTTTATATATCCATTGCAGAGTGCCGTTTGCAAGTTCTACAATAATTTTAGGATTCGGATTCGTAGACAATGATAGGAGTCCCTTCTCCTGCATAAAGGCAGGCTATGTTATGGTCAAACCACTCGCAAGCTCCTTCATAGTTTACATCCATGTCTTTCATTAACAAGTCCATAATACGATTAGCACTGTAAACCACAAGGCCATCATTAGGGTATTGGCCTCCAGTTCCGATAATTGCACCATCCAAACCGTCAAATGTAATAGCATCTTCTCTAATTGCTTCGATATCCAATTCAACCTGCGACTCCCTTTGCTTCATTTGATAACCTCCTTATATGGCGTGAAGGAGCCCAGTTTTTTAGTTGCCCTGCTCCTTGCATGTCTTCTAATAACCTGCCCATTAAACTTAAAACATCTACTTGGTCATCGTTTTTACCTGCGTCAAATCTAAGCATTTCCAATCTTAAATCCTCCAACCACGGAGCCCCACGCAAGAAATATACTTTTCCAGAAGACATCCTTGCCTGTATCGCCCTTGCACGGGATCGCTTGTCGAACCTACTGGCAAAAGGAGTCCTAACGCAATACGACCTTCTTTCCCGTTGTCGCATGTTAATATATGGATCAAGAGAAGATCTGATTTGCCCTGCTTCTTCCGCCCATTGAATAGGCTTCCATTTGTCTACTAAGTCCAGAAATGCTTCTACCCATACATCGGAAACAGTTTGCCCTCTCCACCAATCAAGTATGTATAAATTATCTGCATCATCTACTCCACACACTCCATGCACGGTGTAATCGCCTTCTCCGTCTTTTGTAGCGTAATCACTTGCTCCATATAATCTTAAATTTTCTGGAGCCTCTTTTACGGTTTTGAACCAGTCGGCCAGAAAGTAACCCCCCTCTTCCGCTTGGGGATTTTGTTGGTATAACGCACTCCAGTCACGGGACCCAATAACAGATTTAATTTGCAATAAGCGGTCTTCAGGATACCAGTCACTCCAAAGAGCTTCTCCTCTTTTTCTTCCTAAAAGGTCGTTGTCTTCTGCAAGGGCAGGAAGACTTATAACCTCCCACTTATCTCCACCATCATCCTCTTCGGCAATAAGTCTCCCTGCAAGATCATCATCGTGCCAACGGGTCTGAATAACCACAATGGCACCTTCAGGCATAAGACGGGTGTAGAGAACAGAACGATACCAATCCCATATTCGGTTTCGTATCGTTTCTGAGTCAGCTTCTTGACGGTCTTTTATCGGGTCATCAACTATGGCAAGATTGGCCCCTCTTCCCGTGATCGCCGTCCCTACGCCCGCCGCAATATATGCACCTCCTGTCTTTAGATGCCAACGATTTGCGGCCTGAGAGTCTTCGCTAAGTTTGGCATCGGGGAACACCTTGCCGTATACTCCACTGGAAACAAGGTTTCTTACTTCACGCCCAAAGTCGGAAGACAATTCCGAGTTATAAGACGCAGATATAATTTGTGCTTTAGGATTCCTACCAAGATACCACGCAGGGAATCTACGGGTAGCTAATTCGCTTTTAGTATGACGGGGAGGGCAAAAAATCATTAATCGTTTACAATCACCAGACTCTACGCGCTGTAACGCACTTGCAATAACCTGATGGTGTGCCCCTACTTCAAAATCTGGTTTAGTCAGGGTCACAAAAGCCATAAGCTCCTCTCGGGCTTTACGCCTTTCCAATAAAGCAAGAGCCGCTTCTTCGGGGCTAATTGACATCAGCGTCTCTCACTTTAAGCTCATTACAGCACTTCTTATACTTCCTTCCACTACCACAGAAACAAGGATCGTTCCTGCCAATACCTAAGTCCCTAATGGCTTTTGCGGAATGCACCGTAATACTATCAGGGCCTTCTTCTTTTAAAAAATTTAATATCTCTTTCTTATTAACTCTTTTACAGTCGTATGTTTTAAATCCAATATCGTTTGCAATAGCATCAAGGGCACTGGATATAGTCGTTGTATCCTTTGCAATGTCCACATCTAACTCAAAGGTGATTACTGTGGGCTCATCCTCGTCAGGCAGTGTGCCTTTCATCATCCATGTTTTTTTCACACAAGACTCCCATTCTAAATGGTTAGCAGGCCAAGGATCTCTATAAATCTTCTTCCGCTTCCACTACTCTTAGTTGTCCTTTTATGATACTCTCAAGGTCGGTATCCGACATGGCAGTTGCCTCTCCACGATCTTCTTCGATGGACATGTCAACTGCTTTCCTTTGAGGATAAACATACTTAGCCAGTTCACGCAAGGCCGATAATTGAGTTTGAACATCGCTGTTCGGGTCCACGGCAATCCGTGCCATCCCTTCTAAGGGGTCAACTGTCATACCTAATTGCTCTTCAACCTGACGGAGCTTTTCAGAGGCACTCACCTTACTGCCTTTATTGCGACTCCCCTTCTTACGTCCTACGGCTTTACCTGCTACGAACTTACCAGACTTAGGATCTCTCCCTTCCTGATACTGTTCCTCCCATTGTGGGTCTGCATTACTCATGTTGTCTCCTTAAATCAAAAAGTTATGTGCGATATGTATGGGTGGGTCCCTATGCATGTAGCTCCTTCACTGCTTTTTTTCGGTTTTGTGGTATCCCCCCACATGTATCATGGGTCGAGGCATGTATAATAATCGCGTAAACATTATTAGGCAACCATCGACTTGCCGACATCAGCCATACACAGCGATATCCACCATGTATAGCCCAGTCAGTTAGTAGCGATAATACCACATATCGTTAGTTAACTGGTTAGCCTGTCCCATAGCCCAGACTCCGCAGGTCGATCAGCCTGAAGCTCACGTAGCTGGCCTCTCACTATTCTCAATTCTTCACTTTTGACCCTTACCTGATGTGCCAGTGCAGTCACCTCACACTCCAGTAGATATCGCTCCCTATCCGCCCTTGACAATATCTCCAGAATTTTTCCATATGAGGTCACCTCATCTTGCATCCTATCGGTCAGTGCTGACCTTAAATCCCCCTGAGCCGTGCGAGCCTGTGGCTCAGTATTCTGCCTATTCATGTGTATATCCTATGTTTTTGTTACTTTCTAAGGTTTCTGTGGTTTATCAGGTTAATACATGGCTATGCGTTGTCAATCCCCTCTAAGCCCTCTAACAGCCTGATACAGGCCATACTGATAGTGTATACATATGGCAGTGGCCTTTTATGCCTGTTACAGGCTATAGCCCTTTTAAAGGGGTCTTGATTCATATATATATGCATCCCAATTATGGGCATATCAAATTATTTTCATGTCTATGCAAAAAAGTTCTTGACTTGTCTAATTGACTGCCTTAAGTTTCTCTATGTCATCGCAGTTAATTTTTTTAGGGAGTCAACATGAAGCGGATCACACCACAGGCTGAACTGGTCAAGGTAGCAAAGCTCGCAGGTTACGAATTAGGCACTCTACTCGTAGGTATCGCACTATCCATCGCAGGGCTAATCTAAGGGGTCAACATTATGAGCAATTTATTCGACAAGATCAGCAAGGTCATCAGCATTCTCACCTCAGAACGCACGGTCACTAAGACCGACCGCTCGACCAAGGACTACGACATCAACTGCAATGGCACTTACATTTGGTTTTTTACCGAATCACCGCAAGATGAGAGACTGAAATTTCTTGATTTCGACCCTAAAAACGGCATACGTTTCTTCGCAGGCATCCAGACTGTCGATGGTAGTTACCGTGATGTGTGGGGAGACTGCTTAGACCCCGACAGCTTGTCGGATGCTGAAAAAATAGAGTTAGCTGACTGGATCAGGAGCAATGGTCACGAATGGCGTTGCACGGATGAGGATGGGGAATTGCATGGCAAGGGGTTCTATTATGGTGATGACGATGAGTCGCTGTTCGCCCCGCAGGAGTTGATCCAGTGGAATACTGGCGGAACCTGTATAGAGATCAGGGAACGCAAATACAAACTGATTGAGGATGAGGATGGGACTGTCAGTCTCAAAAAAGACGGCATAGAGGGATGGTCATACGTCTAATATCTTGAGGGGTGGATGGGGGTGATGAGCCCCTGTCTATTAAAAGGCAGTCTGGGTCCCAAGCCCCAGACAATACACACCAACAGGGAGTCAACCTTATGTTTCAGACCATCATCAGTATCCTCAAAAATCTTGTCGGCATCGACAAGCCACTCGCATGGTGCAGTGCAGGTGCATCCGATTTTGCGGAAGGTAAAAACGGATGGAGCTACACTATCACCGCTACCCATGCCAATGCCCTCGACATCTACGGAGCCTACACAGCAAGTATCCGCATCCCATCCTACTCTGACATCGACCTTGAAGAGGGTGGAGTTCGGTTGCAGTCCCAGACGGGGTTCCGTTCGGAGGCGGATGCTAAGGCATGGATAGATGAATACCGTGCGGAGTGGGCGAGCAATAAATACCTTGAGCTTGCGGAAATTTTACGGACTCAAGTTTTGGTTTTTATTCGCACGGGCTCTGCTGAGGCACTCTCAGCATTCGGCAGTCGTGATCATTTTACGGACTATTGGCATAACCGCTGTCGATTATTAGTCGGAGTGCCCATACTTGAGGGGCACTGGACTAAGGATCACCTCTACACGTTACAGCAATTCGTGTTGACCCGTGCATGGCATGAGTTTTCCAAATACACCGACACGGAGGCCAATACCCATCAGCACCGCTGTTTAGTGGGTTTGGAGGGCCGTGAGGAATGTCGATACCATACGGAGATAGCCTACAAACTCGCCCACCTGATCAATCTCGCAGAGTCGATATTGGGTCAGCCCCAGTCCCGTGCAGTCGTGGAGCATAGCGAGGCTATCGTAGTGACTGAGCGTGGTAGGTCGCAGTCGGCCAGTGCCCATGTAGAGATCCCAGAGTATTTCGATGCCAAGCCTCACGATATATCCGTAGAGGAATTGGACTGGGAACGTCAGCCCTGCAAACTCTCGACACACAGTCTGTATGCCGCCTAAAGTGGGGGACTTGACAAGTCTAATTTAGTTTCGTATGTTTGTATGGTAGTTCGCAGTATTGATCTTTGAAAATCGAATAAAGGCAGTAGGTTCGGAGGCGTGATAGACACTGAGCGATCAGGGTCGCGTCCTCTGGGGCGATCAGCACGGGGCAACGGCCTCGCACTCAGGCGATACCAAGAGGTTGATGAGAGCGTAAGGTGACGGGCTCAGTAGTCGGGCTGACGTAACACTGCCGACAAAATTTTATCCACACTATCAGGAGGGACATCACGGTCTATTCAAATTAGTGCTACGGCAACACGTGAGGGACTACTGGTATCCACCCATCGCACATGCGACATACCTAATACGGCTCAAGCCGATAACTGTATATAGTCTGACGAGATCAGCACGGCATACAGGGCGTAACGGTTCAAGGGGTAGGCCATACCAGTAGGTAAACGCATAGGACGGTCCCAATGCCGTCCACCACCCATATCGGGAGTCAATTTTTATGAATGAGTTACACGTCTTTCTTTTGTTTTTCACCGTAACATGCACGGGTTTTATGATTCGGGCATGGATTCAGGAGTTCAAAAAATTACGCAGGAATCATCTCAGCAAATTATACGCAGAGTGCGGTTATACAGGGTCAGGCTCACAATTCACGGAGGGTAATTAAATGAGTAATTTAGCAATACTGAAATTGACGCAGATTGCGTCAGCATTAGAGGCAATACAGGCGGAGGCTCAAGAGGCTTTTGAGTCTGCCACTACCGAAAAAAACCCCATACTATGCACTCTGGCGTATCGCACCTGCGTCTTAGATACACAGGATAACATCAGCAACCTACAGCTACGCATTGCTAACGCACTTAAATCACTGGAGACTAACTAATGAAAAAATTTGAAACTGGAGCTTATATTGATAACGGGGACGGGGTGTGGAGTAATCAAGGTTTGTTTATGCGTTTTTGGAGTATGTGTCGAAATTTTAAAATTGATCGGTCAGACTTACCGTATCCTACAGAGGCTGATACAATTAATAATCATCCTGACGTTGATGGAGTCTTCAATAAATTCATCGGGGCGTTGAATTCTGATAAACGCACGAAAGACGGGCACTACTGGGGATGGAGTGATGTCGAGAGCGGAGTGTTTGGCTACTGGGAGACAGACCCTGAGTTAGCATAACCTGAGAGGCAGGGGGGTGACCCCCTGTTAAAGGACAGCCCCCGTCTCAAGTCTGGGGCACATTCAAGGAGATTTATTATGAGTAAAGAATTTGACATTCGACTGGTCAAATCGGGCAGTCGATACGAGGCACGATTCGATTTCGATTATTCGACCAAGGATTTTGTCAAAAATAATGGGTTTCGTTTCGACCCTGACAAAAAAACTTGGTGGACGCAGAAACTTGACGTAGCCCAGAAATTAGCCCCCTACGCCACGGAGGCGGTCCTACGGGACTGGGAGGCAGTAGGCAAGGCATCGAAAGCCACTACGAGGGCAAGTAGGGCTACAGAGAGCGATTTTGAGGTTCCATGCCCCGAAGGATTATCCTACCTACCCTATCAACTCGCAGGCATCGAATTCATCGCCAGTCGCACTGCAAGCCTGCTTGCTGATGAGATGGGATTAGGCAAGACAATTACGCTCATAGGAGCATATAATTGGCTTACTCAACATGACCCAAAATTTGACGGGTCAGCACTCATCGTATGCCCTGCATCGCTCAAATTAAATTGGGAGCGCGAGCTACGTAAATGGTTAACTGTAGAGCGTAAGATTCATATTATTAATGGCTCTGCCAAACCCCCTGCTGATGCAGATATCTACATCATCAATTATGACATATTGAGCAAGCATAAGAAATTTCTGGATTCAAAACGATGGGGTTTAGTAGCCGTAGATGAGGCACATTATCTGAAGTCACCCAAAGCGAATCGCACTAAGCAAATATTTGGATTCAGTAGTCGCACGGTCAAGTCGAAACAATATGCTCCGATCAGGGCATACAAAAAAGTTTTGATGACGGGCACTCCGATCACTAATCGACCTGTCGAGCTATGGCCTCTATTGAACTATTTAGATGACAAATATTGGGGGCTCAAGGTTTCAAAATCTCACTACGAAAAACATTTCTGTAACGCTCACAACAATGGCTTTGGGTGGGACAATAAAGGTTCGGCCAATCGAACCGAATTGAGCCAGAGACTCAGAGAGAGCGTGATGATTCGCAGACTCAAATCTGAGGTGTTGACTGACCTCCCAGATAAACAGCGTCAGGTCATCGAACTACAGGCCACTAAATCGGATCAGCGATTGATTGATAAAGAGTACGCCAAACTCAAAGCAGTCATAGAGCAGGCACGGGTTAATGATACGGACGTTGATTTTGAGCAGTCGGTTAAGGAGTTGACGGGGTCATCGGTTGCATTCACCGAAATGGCACATGAGCGGAAACTGATAGGACTTCAGAAGGTCGATAGAGTTATCGAACATGTTTATCAGGTCGCTAAAGAGCATCCAGTAGTCGTATTCGCATGGCATGTTGATGTGATCGACAAAATAGTCGATACACTCCGCCTCAATAGTATTTCGACAGTCAGGGTGACTGGAGATACTCCGCAGGATCAACGTCAGGTCGGAGTCGATGCTTTCCAAAATGGCGATGCAAGGGTATTCGTTGGCAACATTCAGAGTGCAGGCGTTGGTCTAACACTGACGGCCAGTAGCCATGTAGTATTTGCAGAGAATAACTGGACACCTGCAAGTATCTCGCAGGCTGAAGACCGCTGTCATCGAATTGGCCAGAAGGATTCGGTATTGGTTCAGCACCTTGTTATCGAAGGCTCACTGGACGCTCAGATAGCAAAAACGGTATGTGCCAAACAGGAATTGATCAGGGATACACTGGACGTGGATCACGGGGGACGTAAGGCGGTCAAGCCTGCCGTGTTCAAGGCTCCCGTAAACCGCCCTGTAACGCCTCCGAAGGTCCAGAGGGGCAATACCCCTACCGACACCCCGATCATCTCTGAGACGAGCCGTGAGGCGTGTCTAACGGCACTGGGGACACTGAGTGCAAACTGCGATGGAGCCCACGCTAAGGACGGCATGGGATTCAACGGACTTGACACAGATTTTGGCAAGTCTCTTGCAAGGGCAACACGGTTGTCTGACAAACAGTATCAGCACGGTAGCAAGTTAGTCCGTAAGTATCGCAGGCAACTACCTGATGCACTGGTAGACCTCGCATTAGGCATCAACTAATCAACGGGCAGGGGGACTGACCCCCCTGCCTTCACTCATAGGAGGAATCACCATGAGTAAAGAAAATATCATAGCATACACCATTCGAGAATCCGTCAGCGGTAACTACTACACCATACTGAGCGATACTCCCTACAATCCGTCCCACATAGACATGCCCTCCCAACCTAACTGCATTGCGTTGGGCCCTAATCGTCAGCCCCACTATCAATTCGACATGTGGGATGAGGACACTCAGGACTATTGGGATTACTGGATAGTCGCACGGATCGAAATTGAGGATATTGACATAGAAGATTTACCTATAATCACACCACACCCTATCATCACGGAGGATTCATAATGGCATCAATATTTCCAATACGATCATCGCAAGGCGTTCGCAATCTGGATGGGTCACGATATACCCACTGGATCAGGGTAGTACCGCCCGAAACACTGGACGCTACGGAGCGGATGCAAGCATGGGACTATCACGGTCCAGAGCCTACCCTCCAACAACTACAACAGGCAGTAGGAGGGCTTATCGAACTCACACGTTCATACATTCAAGGGGAGGCCGTCCCGACCATCGTCAATGAGGAGGGATTGTTTACTGAGCGACATAACGACCTGATATGGCGTGAGGTCGATGACCCAAGCAAACAACCATGGGAGGCTCTGCACGGCACGGTTTTATTGTTTTTACGAGGCGATCTTAGTTAGCCCTAAGTATGGCCGATTTGACAAGACTTGTTTTTATAACTATCTTTAGACATCAATTATTAATTTTTTAATCCACCCAACGGAGGGTAACAGCATGGCAGATTTAACGATAGAAAGAAATTATGACATAGCAGTAGAATTTAACTGCGGAGAGTATGTCGAAGCGGATGAATGTGAAGATGATTACAATGGCACTATCACTGTGAAACTTGAAGCTACTCTTGAAGAGTTTTTAAACAAGCAGGCTCAGGAGACTTACGGATGCGACTGGGAGGATTTGGTCAATCCAGATGAAGATGACGAGTAGTTTGGTGATGGGTCTTGCCTCACCCTACGGGGCAAGATTAAACCGCAGGGAATGTCCAAAGCCATTCCGCCACTTTTTACTGGGAGTCTAAATTATGTTTAATGCAGTATGTAGAACTGAAGGTACGATATCAAAAGGCTCTTGGGCTTACGGCATCAGGTCTATCAAGGCCAGTGACCTGCCAAGATGTCGGGGTGACTGGGAGTCCAGAGAGTTTGTTAAAAAAGTTCAGTCGCACATACCAAAAATCAAACCACGTAGGAATTACTGGTGTGGGCCTTACGCTATGGCCGTCCTGACCAATACGAGTTACGAGGAGGGGTTAACGCAGGTCTGGAAACACGACCCGTCATCACGGTCAATAGGCATGGTCAAGGGAGTCTGGAATAGCACTATGCAGAAAGCCTTGAAGACCTTTTTTAAATGCAGGCGAATAGCGAACCTTCAGCAGATTGCTACGGGCTATAACATCTGGGAGTCGGAGGAATGGATGGACGCTGTAGGCAACGATAGTGTCCCCACCCTTGCCCGTTGGCTGAAGACTCGTAATCGGAAGACGGTCTACCTGATCAACATCACAGGACACTACATCGTGGTCGCAGGTGATAAATGGATCGACAATAATACCATGCGTTGGCAGTCGATTAATGTTTGTAAATATCGCAAGAAACGAGTTCAAAATGTGTTCCCCATTAAGCCATTAGGAGGCGGTGAAAAATGAAAAGATTATTGTCCAAAGTTGTTGTATGCCTATTGAGAAAGGTGTCTGTAATTGCCCTGAATGAGAACTGCTCAGAATATGATGTAGTTGAAATCGACTACGACCCATCCACTCAGAGAATCGAAATACATTTCGATGAAAATAGGGAGACATTTTAATGATTAATATCGGCAATGCTGAGGCAGTCCTATCCAACGAACACGGAGTCAATGATAGAGTCTGGGAGGAGGATAACCCCCATCAATTCAGGAAGCGAACCTCAAGAGTTCTTTTACTCCCGTCCGACCTCTACTACGCCATTCAGTTGGAATGGAGAGGGGGGAAAAATGACCGTAGAATTATCTGGGATGGAACGATGCAACAATTAGACATCCACAATAAGGAGATTTGGATATATCCCGTCAGTCGCACGAGAGTCGAACGCAAATACAATTCGCTGTTTTGGACCAATACTGATTATGCTGACCCACTGAATGATTATTCGGTTGCATTTACGGCATGGGATACCGCAGTTAAACTCGTAGACATAGGAGGTGAATAATGTATGCAATAGCCGTATCGAACGGAGAGCGAGTCAGGGATGGGTGGAAATATACATTCTCAAAAGTTTTTAGTGCCCCCCGTAAATCGACACTCGCTACTATGATTGTTGATAGTTTCCCCGAATGGAGGGATAGGGAGATACTCGTTATGTCCTCTAAGCCTAAGCACCTGACCGATGTCAGGTTCAATAGGATTGGCATGGTGCGTAATCGGGACACGCTCAGGATCAGCGATAGTGAAAAGTATTTTGTTGCATGGTATAGCGTCACCAAATCTCATGGCGGTGAGATTACAGTTGAACGTAAATGGTCAACACCAACAGGCTACGTAGCATAGTCATTTGACATAACTAAGTCGAGGAGATATATTATGAGCGTCACTGGATTGCAACACAAAAAATCTATTCACAAAACAGCGAAGAAAATCAGAGGACAAAAAGCAAATCGCTACAAAGACTTTTGGTCAGCCAGAGATTCAGGTAGCCCAGAGAAATACAGTCGAAAAAACAAACACAAAAATACTGGAGGGTATTTAGATGATTAACGGCAAGGAAGATTCAATAACTGAAATAAAAAAATGGTTAATCGTAGCCCATAATGCGATTAACCATATCACCGTGATCAATCTGAATAGCGAGAACGATGACAAAATTCATAACACTATCCACGATTGCCGTAACAAACTCGCTTCGATTGATATTTACATTGACGAGAAGGAAGCGGGCAAAATCAACTACCTCAACACCACGGGAGACCTAACCGATGTCGAACAATAAAACGCCACAAACTGGACTCGTTTATCATCACAGAATACACAACCCTGACAAGTCGGGTGCGTTATATGACACGCTACACTCAGGACTTGAAGAGGGCTTTGGATTAAAGGATACTCTAAAGCATCAGGGTATAACATCGAAGCCTACCACATATGGACATCGTAGTGGGGCATCGTGGTCTGACGGAACTGGAGACTGGCACACGAATGGCGTATCAGCGTTTAAAACATCAGCCCTAAGAAAACAGAAAAGACATATCACTACCCCCAGAGAATACCCGTCACCTAAAGACGGTGAACAGGTAGATTCGATGGTCGAGGATTTAATTTGGACTCTTAACGATTTAGAATGGGAAGCTTGTGCAATTTACTTTACTGGATTAGATGAATTTGAATACACTCAGGGTAAAGAAATTTCAAGGGCTAACTTCACCTTAGAGGACGGGAGGTCTCTCAGTGTAGATGCTCACTCACTTTTCTATTTACTCAATGCTTGTGAGCCTACCTACATGCGACATACAGGTCAGAGGGGAGCCCCTATTATATTTTTTAACGTATGGCACCCTGCATTAATACACGAAGACATCATTGATTCATCGGTAGCTATACTGGCTCCGATACAGGCTAAGGGAACTATAAACGAACCAAAATCCCCATCCATATTAAAGAGAAAGGGTGTCTAATGAATAATATATCTCGCATCAATCCCAATGACGAGCCTGATTATGATAGGGGTTTTGTTACTAATGGGAGCTTTCAGTGGAAGGCTAAAAAAGAGGTCGATCCAGACGTTGCTTATGACGATTATCGAATCGAACAAGCCGAAAAGGCTTCGCCAAAAGACAATTAATTGAAAGGGTATAACATGACTTTAATTTTAAATAAAAAAATAAAGGACGGATGGGCTACACTGGGGTGTAGTATTTTTGAGGATGCAAGAAATATATTCCACGACAATCCAAAACTAAAAGAGATTTGTTTTTATGACCGCTCTAATATCGAAGGTTTTCGGGGGGAATGGGAAAGCCGTCTTGAGATTGACCGTTGCGGTGATTACAAAATTTCTAATTATTTAATTGGAACAGAGAGCGAGTCAGATCCCCACACGGGCTCCGTCTCTGATATTATAGACTGGGATGTCAGCCATGTGGAGATCGGGCTTTACGAGCCCGTTTTAGGCGATTCTGAGGGCATTGAGAGAGAAAGGATAAATCATTAATGGCGAAGGGTAAATCGAAAGACGATTTAGAGGCAAGAATTACGGAACTTGAGAATATTGTCACCGCATACTCAAACTATTCAGGCGATCTTATTACGATCATTACGAAAATGAAAGAGTATTTAGGGGGCAAAGACATGAAGATGAATGATACACTCAACATCAATGGTATACTTGGCAGGGAGATAGCCAAGCGAATCCAAAAAAGACTTGATGAAACTTCAAAAACTTTTCACAATAAAATTCAAGGAAAGCAGGTGTAAGAATGCAAAACAAAAAAGGTAGCTTACTAATGTCGTGTCATCAGGTTCCATTGGCAGAGTTTTTCGGTATATCACTCAGTAGACTTAATCAGATTTCGACACAACACGGACTGGGATTTATTGAAGGGGGCGGTAGACGGTATACCACTGCGGATATTGAAGAGCTACGATTGATCAGGCTAAACACCAGAATGGGGAACCCTAACTGGGTTAAGGGTAAGCCTCAACCTCATCGCCAGAAAAAGACAGACAACGGTGCTGTTTTGTCCTCTGAACAGGGATCAAATACCGTTAATGCTCCGTGGCAACCCAAACAGGGTGACGTAGTAACCAGTGAATAGACGTATTGAGACTTTATGTAAAGCTTTAGGGAATAAATGCGACCCTGATGATACAGAACAGTCCGATTTTTGTTGCTATATGAGAATGTTTTACCTTGTAGCGGAACTTATTGCAATTATAGCTATTGTTTCTAATGCAATTCATCAGTGGTAAGGGTTATAATGGACAAAATAAAACGTATAATTTTTTCTCCTCCCCTTTTAGGGGTATATATTATTTTACTAATTTATGTGGCCTTTAAAAGGCTTATACCCTTTCGCAAAAAACGTGCCAAGCAAATCGAAGATGAAATAGACTTATCTCACGTAATCTGATTGACAGGTATTCGACTTATGGCTATACTTGAAGTCAGTTACACCACTGCACGGGAGTCATCAGCAGTAAATTCGTAACTTATAAACTCAGGACTCGGCCATAGTGGCTCATTGTCCGTAATCGTAAGGAGGGCTTTATGCCAGTTATAGCACAACTACCTCGTTCAGGCGGAGGAGATTTCACTCCATTATCAGCAGGATACCACGATGGAGTGTTTAAATCTGTGGAAGTAAAAACTTTTGACCAAAAGAATTTCAACACGGGAGCCCCTGAGAAAGTCGATAAATTGGTTATCGACTTTGAATCTCATACCGATCCTCCAGTAGATGGTAAACCTGCTATCGGCAAAATGTTTGTCCGATTGGCCTACGGAGATCGGGCTCACCTCACTATACTGCGTTCAAGGTTATTGGGACGTAATCCTTCAGGCGATGAGGCGTATGATATTAGCTCCGAAGAATTTGAAGGTAAGAAGGTTAAGGTTCTCGTTAAGCAGAGGACATCCCGTCAGGGTAGGCTGTATGCCGATCTTGATCCTACATCAGTAACTCCAATGGGAGACGGTGCAACGCCTCAAGCATCTGAGGCTGTTGAGGCCGTCACAAAAGCCTTGGACGGTGAACAGGTCGAGGATAGTCAGGACATTCCGTTTTAATGACATGGGGTAGAGATAATGGTCTGGGCATGGTTGACTCCCGAGTTCAGATTTTACGTGAGTGGGTGGCTCATTCTCTACCCCTATTTTTATGATCACCCAAGAAATCGAATTACCGTGGGGGTTCCCCACACTGAACGACCTACTAAACATCACAGCCCGTCACTGGTCTCAACGACATAAATCAAAAAAGCAATGGCAAGGAGTTTGCAAGATTGCCATAAGACAAGGCAAGCTAAAACCCCTTGCAGGGGCAGTGGATGTTACCTTCATCTTCTTCCCTCCCAATGCACGTAGAGACCCAGATAACGCTTCAGCGGTAGTACGTAAGTTTATGCTTGATAGTCTTCAGGAGGAGGGGATTATTGAGCAGGATAACTGGCGAGGGATTGCAGGACTGCATGACCGATTTGAAGAGCCAGATAAAGATAACCCACGCATAATTATGAGGATTAAAGGTGAGAAAAAATGAGCAAATATAGCATTACCCCTTCGGGAGATTTTAATTTTATAGAGGTTGCATTAGGGCACATATCCAAGCGAGGGCAAGTCCTACCTTTAGACACTGCACTGACAGAGATTAATAAATGCAGGGAGGCAGGTGAGCCTGCATTCCGTAGCATCCATTGCTTTAACAGCGACTTTAAAAAGCATGTCGATACACATAAATCTGTTCGGGGATATTTCGGTCCCAGTTTTTCTCCGTTTCTAACATTCGACATTGACGATAGTGACATTGAAGGTGCAACCCTAACGGCACAAAAATTTGTCAAGGGATTGATAGACGGATATGGGGTTCCATCAAAATATATTATTGTATGGTTTTCTGGTCAGAAAGGTTACCACATACAACTACCCTCTCAATTATTTGGCGGATGGAAAGCCGACCAAAAACTACATGTCAAACTGCGTAAACTGGCAGAGACCCTTGCCCGTGGTCATAATATTGATACTTCGATCTATGACCAGAAACGATTGCTCCGTATTGGAGGGACACGACATGACGTAACAGGTAGGTTTAAATCTCATATCACAACAGAAGCTTTTTTACAATTAAAAACTGATCGTCTGCCCTATCTGGGAACTGAAAAACCAGACCTATCATTTATCCCAGATGTCAAGCAGTGCAAACCCATAGAATCTCTTGAGGCGGTATGGATTGACATCTTACAGAATGCCTCAAAACCTGCGAGTAAACAGGTGACTACGGTTGACTATCAATCCTTCGATGGGAGCTTCCCTACGAGCCTATCTGAGGGGGATGGTAGAGACAACCGATTCTATTACAAAGCTCGACAACTACGGGACTGGGGAGTCCCTGCATGGGAGGCCAGAAACATATTAGAATTATGGGACGGCCAGTGCGACAACCCCCTCACAGATACGAATGGTGAGAATATCCTGATGGATAAAATACGATCAGCTTATGGATCAGATGCTGAACTGGACGATGAGGGTATTGTAGTTCACTCTGGACTTGAAGCAGTCAATGCGTATGAGAGTTATCTCGACAACCCAAGTGCGTCTATATCTACAGGCTTTAATATGATAGACAATATGCACCGCAAGCTTCGCACGGGAGAGGTTTGTGTGATGTTAGGCAAAACAGGTTCAGGCAAAACAGCGTTAGCTTTAAATATGTTACGTAACATGGCACTGAATAACCATCGTTGTATTTTCTTTAGTCTTGAGATGACCTTACACAGGGTAGTCGAACGCCAGATAGCCATAGAGTTGAATAAGACTGCTGATGAGGTAGAGAAAGACTTTGCTTCTCTACGGAAACAGGTTCACCACATCCCGTGGTGGAGCAATTATCATATTTGCAGTCAGTCAGCGATGTCGATGAAACAGATAGAGGATACAGTTCAACGGACATCAGCTATGCACGGAGATGTAGATGTGGTATGTATCGACTATCTGGGATTGATTCGCAGTGCTAATAACAGTAGCAGTGTGAGTAGTTATTCGGCTGTGTCAGAGATTGCTTCCGCATTAAAGAATGTGGCAAAGCGTTGCGGTATTGCCATTATCGTATTAGCTCAGGTAGGCAGGCAACATGGGCAAGACGGTGATGTTCCGCTAACCTTGACCGCAGGTCGTGATTCGGGGGTAATTGAGGAGGGGGCTGATTTGGTCTTAGGAGTCCATCGACCTGAATTAGGGGCAGGTGATAGGACGATGGGCGTTCAGGTCTTAAAGAGCCGAAAGGGGACGATACACGCCAGTTCTGACCATGCTTTGTATCCTTGGCACGGACCAAGCTTTCGCGTTCAGAATGTGGCTCTGGATAGATCAAATTTAGGAGACAAAAAATCACTGTTCTGCACCCCAATAGAAGACCTACCAAAAGATAGTCCGATAAAAAAAATCATAACCAAATTTGATGGGGAGAATGCGTAATGAAAGGCGATGAAGACTTCATAACAGTTAGAAAATTACAAGGCAATGATCGGGGGGAATCTTTTTCAAAAAATGGATACAAGAATAAACACGTATCTACCACAGATGAATCCACCCCTTTGAGAAGATTGGCCTCAGAGGTTATATTTAAAGCTATAAAAGACTACAAGAAGTCTCGCCTTTTCCCTGAGAGTAAACGGGCTCAGAGAGATGCTGTAGGGGCTCTTGAGTTTTTAAAAAACACAGAAAGTCCGTGGCATAGAATATTAGATTTAAAGTCTGGAATATTCCACGACATGGCCGATAAAATTGAAAGAGATATAGAAAAGGAACTTAAATCACTGGAGGATTTACCGTCATGGTGGAAGGATACCATGCCTAAAAGAGGGGAAAACAATGACAACTGATCTTTATGGTCGCAAAGAATACGCATCTAAAAATTTTAAATGGAAAGAGTTTTATTGTAGTAAAGCCAAGCATCTTTTAGTTAGTGATCTAACTTTATTCCATATAGAATTACTTCAACAGCTAAGATCTGAATATGCAAGCACACTGCTTATAAACTCTGGATACCGTAGTCCTGAACATAATAGGGCGATAGGTGGAGCAGAAAAATCAATGCATCTTGAGTTTGCTACGGATATTGCACCTCACCCTGACAGTAATCATGTGTCAGTGCTTGACTTTCTTGCCAGTAAGGCAAAGCGATTAGGCTTTACAGGGATTGGTAGGTATGATACATTTATCCACCTTGACTGTAGAAAGTTTATAGGCAGAGAAGAAGCAGAATGGGATTATAGATCGTCAAAGTAATGGCGAGTAGCGATGGGGATTGATCGCCCTATTGCCGTGACCTCGCTTAGAGCGGAGAGGCCGTGATTATAGATCCAACACTTGGGATAGACTCAAGAGGGTCTTGGGGAGCATGGCTTCTCCGCCACACCATTTAACTGGAGGGTTAATATGCCACGAACAGCGTCTGTAAGACTTACCAAAAAAATGTTACCGCCTCATGTACAAGAGTATGTGCCAGATGATTTACAGGATTCCGACTTACCGTTATGGTATGCGGCTTTTGAAACAGGTAGAGCCTCAGTCGAGCCCTTACATGTCAAGGAGAGGCGTATAACTCCACCAGTAGAGGAGATGCCCGTCACTACAGAGGTTAACTACGGAGACCCTGAACCTTTTGTCGAACAAAAAGGACCTGATGAGGATAGTGTCTTTTCGGAGTTACTTGACTTTGTAAAAAACAATCACCCCGTAATAGACGTTGCACTGTTTGCAGAGGTTGCACGTAAAGAAAAAGAGATAAACAGTTGGATAAAAAATAAATCTTTACCATCAGGCAGGTTGATAAGTATGATGGTAGAGTCAGTTGTTGAAAAAATACCGACCTTAATTAAGAAGAGAAAATGATTATCATTGTAAAATTTCAATGTCCTGCATGTGGTTTAAACACGCAAGAAAGTTGGTCATGTAAACTAACATGCCGTAAGTGTGGGACAACATTTACGTGCGATGAATAGGAGGATTTATGCTAACTAATTTTGAAGATATGAAAAACCCAGAACCTGAAGCAAAGAAAGTTCAAGACTTAATACTGACTGGCATTAAGGCTCGTAAGAAAAGCAACCCTGTGAAGTCTAAGAAGATCGAAGACTCACTAAAGATACAAGGTCCTACAGTGAGAACTGTTATTAAAAACCTAAGACGCAAAGGTCACCCTATAGTGTCTACATCGAAAGGGTATTGGTATGACGGCAACTGGAGCGAGATGGACAAGACAATCGAAAGCCTACGGCAACGAGGGACTTCGATATTAAAAACAGCAAATGAACTCGAGAAAGCTCATATAGATTACAGAGAAGCCGTAGGAAAGTTCTACACATAATTTCCTACGTGGGGTAAGTGGTTATGGATTTTTCCACAAATGACCGTTACGTGGATAAGGCAAGCTTTCCTCCAAAAGCGGAAACTGGTTAACCGATTTTTTCCTCTATAATTATTGAGTTAACACATCAGTAATTCGGCTGATGAAAATTTACCACCAAATAAAAATGTGTAAATGTTTCCATGTATTACGCCTTATGACATAAACTTAACTACTCATTTAGTTATGACGGCATGTCCACGTAGGAACAAAAAAAAAGAGGGGAGGCCGATAAGCCTTCCCTCTTTCATTCGTTATATAACAAGCGTTTTTATGTCATATAACTCTACACTACTGAATCACTATCTGTTGATTCCATTAAGGTCTTTTTATCTTCGATGAATCTTTTCATAAGGTCAGCATTGCTATTATCACCGTTCAATACCTGATTACAGAAAGACCATATCTCAAGAGAAATCAATGCCGAAGTTTTAAATATATCAACAGGGTCTTCCTCACATTCAGGATCTTCATTCCCTAATGACACCTGTTCAATAAAGTCTATACCCACACTTAGCTCGTATGCGAATCTTGATATCAATGTCTTCATATCTGAGCTATGATTGGCAATCTCAGTTGGTATATGTAATTTGTCAGTTGACATATTATTCACCCTCTTTTTCTTCTTCCCCCTCCTCTTCTTCTATGGGAGGTGACACCTCATTAAAGGCCGCAATGGCTCCATTTAATCGCTCAAGATTAACGGTTAGAGCCTGTATTTCCTGAGTTTTTATTTGGATACTTCCTGCCGTTTCTTGCCTTTGAGCCAAAAGTAAATTCCTTCGGTCTTCTATTGCTTTTTCTTCTAACATATTCCCTCCTCCGTTGTTTGACAGTTAAAGGCTTCTCATTTAAAAAGTTTCTTCCAATAGCTCGCCCAATGTGAGGGCCAAATTTTGCCCCCAATATAACGCAAACTTAATCTCCAGACCACCCATGATAATGCAGTTAGTGGTATCCAATACTCAGGACGCACATGCATATAACTAATAAACGCTAATGGTGTATAAAAAGATATCCATTTAACGGTATGTCTCTTCCACCAACCTTCGCTTTTCATCCATGCATCTCTTAGTGCGTCAAATAGGCACACAAATAAAACCAATGTAATCGCAATTAATTCAGCCATGATACTGCTCCTTACATAGCCCTTGAGGGCGTAATAGATATTTTAGTATTTCGATCTTCAGTATACTCTTTACTGAGATCTAAGTAATACCCTCCCATTGGCCGAGGTTCAAGCCCTTTTTCGTGCCACCAACCAGAGGACTCTTCAAACTCGTTTTTGTAGGTAGCTAACTGTAAATGCCACTGCATATCCTGATAAGGAATACCTTTATTGGTTATCCTCTCTCTGCATATTTCCATCTGCCAACTCTGGTGTATATGCCCACTACAAACAATATCTGCGTCAGGCACGTAGACCGCTCGTTTAACAGCGTTAAGAGTTCCTTTACTGGAACCGCCTCCACCGCCAGATCCATGGGTATACCAAAGCTTAACCGTTTGGTAGGGGCTGTATTTCCTAACTGAAGTAGGTCTATTATCTTTTTTCATAGCCCTAATAAATATCCAACCAGAATACCCCATAGGCATTATGTTTGCCCCCGTGCGGAGGTTTAACTGTTGGCATACAGCACTGATTAAACTGAACTCTGTGATCCTTCTAACGGAAGACTCATGGTTCCCCTCAGAGATCATAGCAATGTGATGTGCGTAAGGCTCTAAAAAACTTACCGCTTCATCGACTAAAGCATTTAAATAATTACTTGTTTTTAACTCTGGCCGTAGTGATCCTTTACTTCCCCTCTTATCGTTCCGTCCCTGCATAGCATCAAAAAGATCTCCAAAGAAAAACACTGCACCATTACAATCTACTATTTCATCTAAATGCTTTTTTAATAAATCTCTTTGGCAATATTCACTGTCAATATGCTGATCGGAGGATAGTAATACTCTGTAATTCCAATTTTCTCCGTTTGCAATAACATCATGTGCAAGGCACTTACTTGACATTTTATATGTCGAAAGACCCTTTAAATCCTTGCCCATTTTTGACTTAGCCATTATGGTAAGATGTCTTCGATAACCGCCTTCGCTTCAAGTCCTTGTTTTGCTACCTTCCCCACACTTATAGCCAGTCTTTCCGCTTCTTCTGGAGATACATTCCCGTCAGCTACAGCCCCTTCATACTGATCAGTTAGTGCATTGACGGCAACTATCACATCCTTCACTTCATTGATAGCACCTTTAAGCTTCTTTGCTTTAAGGGCAACCTTAAAACCTGTTGATATTGCTCCAAACATATCTACTCTCCTTATTATCCTACATTGTTATCGCCATTAGGCGTTTCGGATTCCTTATAATAATCTTTAGGGTCAAGCTTAGGGAGTGGACGCTCTATATTCCTTGAAGATATCTCTTTGTTTTCTAAGGCTAATTTCGTGCCTCCAGTTATAACCCCATCTCTAAACGAATATAGGTAAAAAACAACTTTAATAGCACCTATCCTTGTGATCCGCCCTACCCTACCATCTAATATAACAATATCATCTTCGTTATACTCATTGCCTAAATTCAAAAAACATCCTGCTACTACATTCTCTATAGTGCTTTTAAAAAACAGTAAAGCAAATAAAATTATAGACATCCATGCATATTCTGAAATTAACTGAGCAAGACCAGATTGCTGACCGAATGTCTCTAAACTTTTTATTGCTTCTGTTTCCATTATTCGTGAGCCGCCCTTGCCATAAATCCTACGATTGAAGTCATCACTACGACCATGACCCCGTAGACCTGTTCAGCCTGCCACCAATCAGCCCATTGTGACCCCCCGACATAGCCTACCACATCAAATGTTTGATACAAGATTTCCGTCATCACCGCTCCGATTGCGGCAAACTTACTGGCGTTTGCGGCATTCTTTGTAGCTAACTCTTTTTTGGTTAATTGTAAACGGAACGTCTTATTCGTAGCTTTGACTTTTTTAACTTCTTTACGGGTCTCAAGAAGCTCTGCCCGACTTTCTTTGCCTACAATGTTTTCTGCTTTTACTTCACTCCGTAATGCTTTGATTTCCTCAACAGCTTGGACATATAAACGCCTTTGTCGCTCCGCTGATGGAATATTTTCAGGATCTGGATAGTTCATCAACAACTCCTAATAGAGTTGCCGATCTCCTTTAGTTTAAATGTTAACATTGCAATGTTTCTCCTTTACCACGGACAATCTTTTTTACGTGGCTCGTTTTTGCTACCTTCGAGTATCCTATCCAACTCTAATTTATAAGCCTCGTCATTAAACTTAGTCTCTATTTGCGCGTATAGAGCAGGGGGACACCCTGTTAAAGAATCAAACTCAACGAATTCCCCCTTCGCTTTAGCTGATGGATCAGTGCTTCGCGCAACGATAGAACTGTATATTGTATCCGTCCCATCCGTAGCAGTGACAGTATACGATATATCAATGATATAATTCTCTTCGTCTTCACCA